ACAGCGACAAAGACTGGGATGAGTTTGTCGAGCAATACTTAATGTTTCCTACGGCTGGTGTGCATGACGACTTGCTTGACAGCTTGGCGTATGTCGATCAACTTGCCATATCAACGTATCAAAGTGATTACGAAGATGAGGAATACGAAACAATGGACATTACAGCAGGCTACTAAGGAGCTTCTATGCCTAAAGACCCACGACTAGAACGCGCTGGTGTTTCTGGTTTTAACAAACCTAAAGCAACTCCAAACCATGCTACTAAAAGCCATGTGGTTGTAGCAAAAGAAGGAGACACAGTGAAAACCATTCGCTTTGGTCAACAAGGCGTTACAGGTTCTCCTGATGGCTCTAAACGAAATGAAGCCTTCAAAGCACGTCACGCATCAAACATTGCCAAAGGAAAGCTTAGTGCTGCCTACTGGGCTAACAAAACTAAATGGTAAGGAACTAAATGGCAACCTCTAAAGAACCAGAATGGGAAGAACCAACAGAGAGTGACAAAGAACTCACTGAATGGGTGTCTTCCCACATTGAACGCTGGCGCGACTACCGCGACACCAACTACATGAGCGATTGGGAAGAGTATGAACGCATCTTCCGTGGACAATGGGACGCTGGCGACAAAACCCGTGACAGCGAACGTAGCCGTATTATTTCTCCAGCTACACAGCAAGCAGTGGAAACACGTCATGCTGAAATCGTAGAAGCAATCTTTGGTCAAGGAGAATTCTTTGACATTCAAGACGATATTAAAGACGTAGACGGCAACCCAATGGACGTTGAGGCTCTAAAGGCTCAACTCATGGAAGATTTTAAGCGAGATAAAATCAAGAAGAGCATTGACCATATTGAACTCATGGCTGAGATTTATGGTACAGGCATTGGTGAGGTGGTTACTAAAGAAGTAAAAAGCATGAAGCCCGCTACGCAACGTATGCCGGGTGTTATGGGACAAGCAGCCATTGGTGTGGAAGAAGGAACACGCATTAGCGTTTCCATCAAACCCATCAACCCCAAGAACTTCCTCATTGACCCTAACGCTGAAACCATTGAAGAAGCCCTCGGCGTAGCCATTGAGCGCTACGTATCTATTCATCAAATTGTTTCAAACATGGAGAAAGGTGTATACCGCAAGGTAGACATTCAATCTACCTACGACGACACCTCCCTAGAAGCTACACAAGAGCTTACGAATTTCAAAGACGACAAGGTGAAGGTAGTTACCTACTACGGCCTTGTTCCTCGTGAATATTTGGAGCAGCTAGAGAATGATGGAGCAGAAGTAGTAGACCTATTCCCTGAAGACAGTCTTGCTGACGACTACGCTGAACTGGTAGAAGCTATTGTTATTATTGCTAACGACAATATGCTGCTGAAAGCCGAGGCTTCTCCGTACATGATGAAAGACCGCCCTGTTCTCGCTTACCAAGACGACACAGTTCCGGGACGTTTCTATGGACGTGGAACGGTGGAGAAGGCCTACAATATGCAGAAGGCTATTGACGGGCAGCTAAGGGCTCATATGGACTCCGTAGCCCTCACCACAGCCCCTATGATGGCTATGGACGCTACGAGGCTTCCACGGGGCGCTAAGTTTGAGATTAAGCCCGGTAAGGCTATTCTCACCAACGGCCCTCCAGCAGATATTCTCTTTCCTTTCCACTTCGGACAGACCACCCAAGATGCTCCAGCAGCGGCTCAGAACTTTGAGCGTATGTTGTTGCAGGCAACGGGAACGGTTGATAGCGCTGGTCTTCCCTCCAACATTCCTCGTGAAGGTGGACAACAGGGAATGTCAATGGCTATGGCAGGCATCATCAAGAAGTACAAGCGTACATTGGTGAACTTCCAAGAAGACTTCATGATTCCTTTCATCTACAAAGCTGCGTACAGATATATGCAGTTTGACCCAGAGCGTTATCCCTCTGTAGATGTTGTATTTATTCCCACTGCAACCCTTGGTATTCTTGCTCGTGAGTTTGAACAACAACAACTAATTGGGCTTTTGCAAACTCTGGGGCCAAACACCCCTGTGCTGCCAGTTTTGCTAAAAGGTATTCTGTCTAATAGCAGTTTGTCTAACCGTGCAGAGCTTATGTCTACGCTAGAGAAGATGAGCCAGCCTGACCCGAATGCTCAAGCAGTGCAACAAGCCCAGCAACAGGCTCAAGCAGCCCTTGTAGAGGCCCAAACAGCCGACTTGAAGGCTAGTGCAATGGCTAAGGCAGCAGATGCTCAAAAGACCTCTGTAGAGGCTCAAATGATTCCTGAAGAGCACCGTGTAAAGCTTGTGCAAGCAGCTGCCACAAACCTTGACCAAGGAGATAGCTTTGAAAGGCGTCTGAAACTAGCAGACCTTATGCTTAAAGAGAAAACCATTAATTTGAAAGCTAGTGATTCAGCCTCTAATGAGCGTATTGCTACGCTGCAAATGGTTAATAAACAGAAATAAACGAAAGGGTTCTCCTATATGGATAAAGAACTTGTTAAATATTACGAGGACACGTTCTCAATGATGGCAACACCCGGCTGGGCTGCTTTCATTGAGGACATTACTAAACTCAAAGCCAACATCAACAACATTTACGTAGTTAAGACAGAACAAGAATTGAAGTTTCGTCAGGGACAGCTAGATATTATTGATTTGGTACTTGGGCGCAAGGCAATGTGTGAAGAAGTTTACGAGGGCATTCAAAATGAAACGAATATTTGAATTCCTCTGTGACAACAACCACCTTACTGAGCAATTTATTGATGAGGACGCCCGTACTACACAATGTAGAGAATGCGGCGCTGAAGCAATGAGACAAATATCCACTCCACGTATATCCTTGGAGGGCATCACTGGTGCGTTCCCCGGTGCTGCTGACAAGTGGGTAAAGAAGCGAGCTGAAAAGCTCAAACAAGAACAGAAACTAGCCGCATCTAATGCGTAATCTAGGTTCATATTTAAATATCCTAAAACCCCTTACGGGCAGGATGAAAGGTAAACATGGCTTTTATTGAAAATGAAGAACTGGATAATGAAGGGTTTGATGACATTACGACCCAAGACGGTGCTGCTGATGTAGCTCCTGTAGCTGAAAAGCCTAAGATTCCCGATAAATACTCGGGTAAGAGTCTTGAGGACATTGTGCATATGCACCAAGAGGCTGAAAAGCTAATTGGACGACAAGCACAAGAAGTAGGCGAAGTTCGTAGGTTGGCAGACGACCTCATTAAACAACAACTCTCCACGAAACAACAAGCGCCTGTACAAGAAGAAAACGAAATTGATTTCTTTGAAGACCCAAAGAAGGCAGTTCGTAATGCAGTAGATAAACACCCGGATGTGCTTGCAGCTAAACAAGCAGCACAGGAAATGCGACAAATGCGCACTCAGGAAACGCTTAATAAAAAGCACCCTGATATGGCAGAAATTGTAAAAGATGGTGAGTTTATTGATTGGATTAAAGCTTCACCGGTGCGTCTCAATATGTACGCGCAGGCTGATGCCAACTATGACCTAGCCTCTGCTGATGAGCTTCTCTCTACGTTTAAACAGATTCGATCAGTTAAAGCACAGCAAAGCGATGGCTCACAAGCTTTAAAGCAATCGCTAAAAGCCGCTGCTGTAGACACTGGTGGTACTGGCGTATCTTCTCAGAAAGTCTATCGTCGTGCAGACCTCATTCGGCTTCGCATGACTGACCCTCGACGCTATGAAGCTTTGTCTGATGATATTATGGCTGCATATTCAGAAGGTCGGGTTAAATAGTCGCGCTAACGCGCTCCCTCACCACTTCGGTGAACACTAAATAGGAAATTAAAATATGGCTCTCGGTACCGCTCACGTCACTAAGACTACTGCTGCAAACTTCATCCCCGCAATTTGGTCGGATGAAATTGTTGCTGCTTACCAGAAGAATCTGGTTCTCGCAAACCTCGTCAAGAAGATGAGTTTCAAAGGCAAGAAAGGTGACACCGTTCACATTCCTGCTCCCACCCGTGGCTCTGCCTCGTTGAAAGCTGCTTCCACTCAAGTTAACTTGATTGCTGCAACCGAAGGCGAAATCGTTGCTACCATTAACAAGCACTACGAGTATAGCCGCCTGATTGAAGACATTGTGGAAACGCAAGCCCTGTCTTCGCTGCGTAGCTTCTACACGGAAGATGCTGGTTACGCTCTTGCTCGCCAAGTTGACACCGACCTGATTACTCTGGGTCGTGCTGTTAACGGCGGTAGCGGCACTGCTGCCTACTCCGGTGCCTTCTCCGGCGCTGATGGCACCACTGCTTATGTGGCTGGCGCTAACACCGGTTTGGCTGCTATCACCGACATTGCTATTCGTCGTTCCATCCAACGCCTTGATGACCAAGACGTGCCTATGGACGGTCGCTTCCTGTTGGTTCCTCCTTCCAGCCGCAACACCATGATGGGTATTGCACGTTTCACCGAGCAAGCCTTCGTTGGCGAAAGCGGTAGCAGCAATGTTATCCGTAATGGCGAAGTGGGTAATGTGTATGGCATCCCTGTGTTTGTTACCAGCAATGCTGATACGACTTCCGGTACTACCGCTTGCCGTATTGCGCTGATGGGTCACAAAGACTTTGCTGTGTTGGTTGAGCAAATGGGCGTTCGCACCCAAACTCAATACAAGCAGGAATATCTGGGTACGTTGTTCACCGCTGACACCTTGTACGGTGTTTCGGAGCTGCGTGATGGCGCTGCTGTTGCGCTTGCTGTGCCTAATTAAGCATTGAATGGGCTGGCCCTCACAAGGGGCTGGCCTTTTCTCTATTCTTTATTAAAAGCATATAGGAAAGGCTTTATGAAATTTCAATGTATTCATACCAAACAAGTTTATGAGTTT